GTCTGCAGACATCGTGACTGCAATTAACCTGCAAGCAGGTTCAGTTGGTGACATCATTACAGAAGCCGCTGTACCACAAGGTACAACTGCTGCCGACACCATTGACGTTGTTTCAACTGTCACTGGCACAGGTACTGCTGGTAAAGCACGTGTCTACGCACTTGTTGTAGACATGTCAGCCCCACGCACTGCTGATGAAGTAGATCGTGATACACTTGCCTAATTAGTTGAGGGGGCAGGGCAACTTGCCCCTTCACTTTTTTATTAAGGACATAACATGGCATATGATTTTCTTGGCTTAGTAAACGCAGTAAATAGAAGGCTGAATGAGGTAGAACTCAGTTCAGCTAATTTTGCAACAGCTACAGGTTTTTATTCACAAGCTAAAGATGCAGTCAATGCCTCTATTAGATATTTAAATCAGTCAGAATATTTCTGGCCTTTTAATCACAACACACAAGAAACAACTTTAGTTGCTAATCAAAGCCGTTATGCTTTTCCAGCTGACGCTAAAGTAATTAATTTTCAAACTTTTCGTATTAAAGAAAACACTTCACTTGGTAATGCAACAACTCGTTTAACAGAAATTGCATACGAAGATTATTTAGATAGATATGTAGAGCAAGAATATAGTGCATCTCTTGGACAAGGTGTACCAACACAAGTAGCGCAAACACCTAATTTACAATTTATTATGACACCAGAGCCAGATAAGGCATATGAACTGGTATATGAGTACTATAGTTTTCCAACAGACTTAGCTGTAGCAACAGATGTTCCAACAATCCCGGAACGGTTTCAACATATTATTGTAGATGGTGCTATGCACTATGGTTATCTATTTAGAGGTAACACTCAAGATGCGCTAGTTATGAAGGAAAAATTTGACGAAGGTATCAAGCATATGCGTTCACAGCTTATTAATAGAACACCATACGTAAGGTCGTATATGCTTACTGGTGCCACAGGTGGAGCAAGCACAGGCTTCGGTATTTAAGAGGCTATCACAATGGATGCATGGCAAACATATCCAGTTGAGTTTCGTGGTGGTCTAGTAACAAACCTTTCTCCTCTGCAGCAAGGTATTAACGCACCGGGTAGCGCACGAATACTACGTAACTTTGAACCTTCAGTAGAGGGTGGTTACAGACGTATTGAAGGATATGATAAATACGATAGTGCTATTATCCCACCTTATGGCGCACCAGTTGTACACGGGGATGGACAAAGCGGTACTACTCTTATACTTGCTGCCATACATACACAACCGGATGCCGGAGATATTTTTTCTTTAGACGGTGGATTGGTAGCTGGTACAGGTCAAATCGGAACATCATTAGATGTAGATGGATTAGATGTTGCGCCATCAGTTAATGATACATTTACTATTGATGGCGATGACACTATATACACTGTTACTGCTGCTACAGCTTTAGTCGGAACTGCGTCTACATTAACAATAGACCCGACACTTACTTTATCACCTGAAGATAACGCAGTTCTTAGTTTTAGATACACAGTTGCATCTGGCGGTGTAGTATACGATGCTACAAATAACAGGGCAACTCTTACCTTAGATCAAACTATTGTAGCTAATCCGTCAAATGCGGATAGTGTTACTTTTATAAGCACAATATCTAATTATCTAGCTATTGGTGTAGCTGCGTGGGAAGATAGTGCTATTGTTTGTAAAAATGCAGACATATTTAGAACAAACGGTTCCGGGTTTACTAAAATTAATGTTCCCGATTACGGAACGCCACTTGTAAATGGTGGTAGCCAAACTGGTAGTACTCTTATAATTGATGGTTTAGATTCTGCACCACAAGCAGGTGACGCATTTAAAATTAATGGCGTTGATTTAATTTATACAGTTACGGCAAACGCAACAGTAACGTCCGGTGGAACAACATTATCTATTGATCCAGCACTTGCAAGTAGTCCTGCAGACAATGCCGTAATTACTTTTTTATCTACAAGCAGAGAAGGTGCCAACAAAACAAAGTTTGCTAAATACAACTTTAATGGCACAGAAAAAATTGCAATTGTAGACGGTTTAAATGAACCCGCACTATACGATAATGCTACATTTACTGTACTGCTTGATGCACCAACAGAAGTTATAGGCGCAACATTTGTAACAGAAGTTAAGAACCATTTATTTTTTGCCAAAGGTTCTGTAATTACGTTTACTGCACCATATACAGATAATGATTTTTCTGTAGCAAATGGATCAGGCTCTATTAATGTAGGCGGCGTAATTACAGCACTAGCAGTATTCCGGCAACAGCTTATTATCTTTACTGAATCTAGTATTCACCAACTAACTGGCAATACAATTGCAGACTTTACACTTCAGCCAATTACAACAGATATTGGGTGTATTGATTCAGATACTGTGCAAGAAATTGCTGGTGACATTATATTTCTTGGTCCAGATGGACTTAGACTATTAAGTGGTACAGATAGAATTGGCGACTTTGGACTAGCTTCTGTATCTAAAAGTATCCAAAGTGTTATGACAAGTTTTGTTGCTTCTAATACGTCTTTTACAAGTTGTGTCGTTAGAGAAAAATCACAGTATAGAATATTTGGATATAATAATAATATCACACAAGAAAATGCTCAAGGCGTTTTAGCTACGCAATTTGCGCCACAAGGCGGTGAAGGAATGGCTTGGGCAGAGACACGTGGAATACGTGCTTACGTAGCAGATAGTCATTATAATCAAAATGTAGAGTATGTTTTCTTTGCTAATAATGATGGTTACTTGTATCAAATGGAAAGTGGCAATTCGTTTGATGGTTTAAATATTAAAACCACATTTGCTACGCCACATTTGCCAATTAGTGATCCACGTAAACGTAAAACATTTTACAAATTGTTTTTGTACACTGACCCACAAGGTAGCGTTGCGTTTGATGTAAGTTTAAAGTTAGACTTTGATAGTCAGGGTACAATTCAACCGGCACCAATTAGCATCTTAAATACGCAAGGTACTGTTGGTTTCTTTGGTAGCGGTACATTTGGTGTTACAAGATTTGGTACGAAGCTACTTAAACTATTCCAAACACAAGTTGTTGGTTCAGGATTTACTGTGTCATTTCAATTTGAATCAGACGATCAAAACCCCCCTTATTCAATTGATGCGCTAACAGTTGAATACGGATTAAACGATAGAAAGTAGGAACTATGGGACAAGGCTACACTAGAAACGATACCATTAATAATATTGCTGATGGTAACATTATTAACGCCGCAGACTTTGATGGTGAATACGATGCCATTGAAGCAGCGTTTAACAGTAGCACAGGACACTCGCACGATGGTACGTCAGGCGAAGGTGGTCCTGTTACTGTGCTTGGACCTGCCCAAGACTTTGTAGCAAGTACCACAGAGATTAAACCTAAGACTACTAATACGCTAGACATTGGCACAAGTCTTCTTCAGTTTAAAGATTTATACTTAGCTGGCACGGCTAATCTTGTAGATGTAACTACCACTGGTGATGTAACGCTTACGGGTGCAGCTAATAATATTGTGTTTGATGCTAGTGACAACGCATTAGAGTTTGCTGACAACGCTAAAGCTGCTTTTGGTGATGCAACAACACCAGATTTACAAATCTATCACGATGGCACAGACAACTATATTGAATCCAATGCAGGTGAACTATATATACAGGGTGATGGTATTACACTCCGTAGCGATACTGACACCGAAACTTATGTTACAATGGATAAAGATGGTGCTGTAGCTTTATACTACGACAACAGTAAAAAGTTTGAGACAACAGCAACAGGTGTTGCTATTACAGGCAGTCTTGCACTAGACGGTATACACCTTGATGACAACGAAAAACTTACATTTGGTGATAGCGTTACACCTGACTTAGAAATATTCCATGACACTGTTAATAGTTACATTAGAGATAATGGAACTGGAAGTCTTAAACTAATGTCAGACCAAGTTGAGATTGTAAATGAAGCAAATACCCAATTTATGGCTGTATTTGATGAAGCTGGTCCCGTAAACTTATATCATAATGGTACTGCTAAATTCGCCACAGACGCAGATGGTGTAGATGTAGTAGGTCAGATTGATGTCAGTACAGATGTAAACTTAACAACAGATGGTAGTGCCATTAAACTTGGTGCAAGCGAGGAAGTAACACTTACACACGTGCATGACGTAGGTGTACTGCTTGATGTAGAAAATGCTACAACTAATGGTGTCACAGACGTACTAAAGCTGCAAGCTAAAAGCACAGGCACACCTGCTGTTGGTATTGGTGTTGGCGTTGAGTTCTCAACTGAGACTGCAGCAAGTACAATCGAAACAGGTGGTGTAATTGAATCCGTAGCTACTGGCTTGACACCTACGGCTGAAGAGTTTGACATGGTATTTAAAACTATGTCAGCAGGTGCTACTGCAGCAGAACGCTTAAAGTTGAATGGTAGTGGTGCAACTATTGGTAACATCAATGTTGATGGCAATACTATTATCAGCACAGATACAAATGGTGATATTAACTTAACACCTAATGGTACTGGTGAAGTAAACATTTCAAAAGCAGACATTGATGCTGGTACTATTGACGGTGTTACAATTGGTACAGCTAGTGCAGTAACAGAACTGCAGGTAGACAATCTTAACTTAAACGGTAACGCCATTACGTCTACAGATACTGATGGTAATATTGCAATTACACCAAATGGTACTGGCGAAGTTGACATTACTAAAGTAGACATTGCTGCTGGTGAAATTGATGGTACAGTAATAGGTGCTAACAGCGCAGCTGCTGGTACATTCACTAACCTAACTGCAAGCACAGACTTGACACTTGCTACTGGAGCAACTGTAACAGCTATTCTTGATGAAGATACACTATCGTCCAATAGCGACACGGCTCTTGCTACGCAGCAATCTATTAAAGCATACGTAGATGGTAGTCTTGGTGCAGCTAGTAATGTGACAGATACAGGTATTACGTTTGATGGTGCTACAACAGGAGACGGTATTACAACTACTCTTGCTATCACTGACCCAACAGCAAACAGAACTTTTACATTTGGGGATGAATCAGGTACAGTATCTACACAGGCATTTGCAAACGGCGCAGCAGTTGCACTAGCCATTGCATTGGGATAATAAAAAGTACTTGACAAACCATTAGGAATATGGTATAATTAGTATACATTTGGAGTAGAATATGGCAAACGCTTTTTTATCAGAGACAGTAACAGCAGTAGGGACTACAACATCCCCTCGTACTGCAATATATACCTGTCCAGCAGACACAGAAACCACCATCATTGGTCTGAGTATCTCTAATATTGTAACATCACAGATTCTAGTAGACGTACAGCTTGACGCTTCAG